TATAAAAAGTAATGCATATGCTATGTTCTTTACATTATAAATATACGCCCCAACCAATAAATTTGACCTAAATTAACTCACACGTCCCACAATGTCTTTTGTTGGAAATCTTACTTCAAATATCGAAGGATCAATTGATGGATATACTACCTTGTCTAATGTAGCTTTGACTATATCATATTCGTATGGAGAATAATCACCATCTCGCAATGTCAAATTTTTGATTTTCAATGAAGAAACAGATTGTACGCCATCAATCTTGGCAATTTCAAGCTCCAAACGACTGAGATTTATTGGTTGGCAGAATTGAATATTATTGATGTCAAAGAACTGTTGAACCAGAGTCAAACAATTTGCCAACACTTCACGTTTGTTATAATTTTTATAAGCAATAATAGTGAAGTCCACTCCGATATTTATTATATATCCATCTAATAAATTTACACTGTCTGTTAACATACGATATTGATTGAGATAGTTCTTGAGATTTTGGCGAATTGCCTCATTGGTATTTATCAAACGCTGATTGGTATCATAACCAAGCAAATATAGATTGATAGCAAACGGATTGTTCTGATTGATATTCTTACGATTTGTATTTTCTGGAGCAAATGAGTTCACAGACATTTGGTTTTGCTGTGATTGAATATACGAAGAATCCAAGTTTGTATCCGCTACGGCATATGCTTTGGCAATTGAACCGTATTTTGAAGGCATTGCGTATGTTCTTACAACATAATCCTTTTGGGTCACTGCTCTGCCTTGTGCAGAAAAACTTGACAATGCGTTATTGCGAATTTCATCATTGGTTTCCGAACCTCGACCACCAGAAGCAGGAACTGGGTTGTTTACTTTTACAGAACGTCTAACCAAATTTGTAAGTCCCTGATCAAACACCGGTAATTCTGTGATATCTCCAAAGAATTCCACATTGGTAATATTCTTGATAGTATTGGCATTTACATTGCTTTCCAATCCACCACCGGTGATATAACGAATGGTTAATGTTGTGTTGCTTGGTGCTTGTCCAAATGCCCTAGACGACAGAAAATTTGCTGGATCATAGTTTATGCTCTCATTTCTAAATGTGTTCGGCTTCCCAACTGTATATACATTTGGAACAATAATCTCGTCGGAGGCGATATTTGTTCCGGAACCAAATTCTAAGAATGTTGTATTATCCGCTTGCACACCAGTAACAAATCGTTTGGATGTGCGAAGATACTTCAACAAGAACGGAACGGTGTCTCTGTGTGAAGAAAGTGACATGTCGTTTTTGTATATATTTTCACTTTCAATTGGCACCAAATCTTGTGCAAGATAATCTGTTTCATGCCAACGATTTCCGTCAGAATCATATACATCAAAAACTTCAATGATATTTGTTTCAGAAAGATATATTTTGTAGAATGAAGATGGTGCTGATATGCTCACGGTCTTGGTTATCAATTGACCTGAAAATGCTTCAGCGGACTTTTTTAATACATAAAACTCTGGCTGACCGGCGGCGTTGCGTTGGTATACAGAAACTTCAAGTGGATCGTTGTTTGTATCCACGGTAAAGTCCACCGGTACACTCGTCAAAAATGAAACGCCAGAATCGCTGGTGGCAGACATACCCGGTTTTATAATTTGAGCATAACTCATATCCGGAACAATGCTACCGTCTTCTGAAATTTTTGATGGTACCAGTTGATATATATCAAAATTTGTAACGCTTGGAGCGGTTGGTTTTGATTTGTAACTCAAAGAACGAGCAGAATCAATAATATTTTGACGCTCTTCTGAATTAACCAACATAGATTCCTTGAATTGATAATCTATGTAATATGATAATACATCACCAACATAAGCCGCCATTTCAATATACATCATACCCGGCGAAGCATCACTAAAATCCTTGTATGTGTTTGGATAATATGTTTTAGAAAAATCAATCAAAGACTGCTTCAATTGCGAAAAGTCCTTGCTGAGATACTTAATATCTCTTTTTCCCGGTTGAAAAGATTTTGGTGTGTCTAAAATCATATATTATTTGTGTTCATACCAACCTGTAATGTTTGTTGTTCAAAAACTCCAATGGATGGAACGGTGAATATAACAGATACATCCAAGCGATTATAATTGTTGTCGCTGTTACTTACCACAGATATAGATTGTACATTCACATAACCCATCCATTTTGAAATGTCTCTGCGAATTGTACTGTCTATAATAGAAGACATGTCGTCTGTAATATTTTCAAACAATACATTCCACAACCCAGAACCAAAATCTGGATTCATTCTGCGTTCTCCTTTTTTTGTTTTTAGTAACAAATTTAAGTTGGATTTTACTTGTTCAATTACACTATGACTTTGGTTAAAATAACCCTGCGGACCATGTGTGATGGGAAGCACTATACCATAAGTCTGTGTTGTTGTTGCCATTTTTATGCAGGTCTACCGGACTTTGCTTTGGCATCCATCGCCCTCATCAATTTGGAATAGTCTCTGGTCATTGCATTGGCTACGGCAGCAACATCCTTGTTTTCTGCCAACACTTCTTTTGGTAGATTTTTTATAGTGTCTATAGCGGAAGGAACGGATGCCGAATTTTCGTCAGGAATTCCACCAACCGTCTCGTTCAATATTTGGTTGAATATTGGGTTTGACGAAAAGGTTCTTGGTGCTTGTACAGGTGCTTTTTTAAGCGGTGCCTCGAACGCAACGGAAGAATTCTTTCTTGGAGCGGAGACCTGTGCTGGGATTTTTTCTTCCACAATTGTTGGTTTAGCCGAAATTCTTTCAGCCAACACTTCCATGAGATATTGAGGAAGAGAGTTATTTATCTCTTCTCGTACAACCGTTCTTATAATTTCTACCAGTTCTTTCTTGTTCATATATATGATTCCTTTATAAATATAATGTATTTTTGATAATTATCCCGATGGAGGGAAACTGAATGCACTTATTTTATCATTTGTGAATGATGTGGCACCCGAAAGTGTATTGTTTATTGGTGTTGATACCGCCGACAGGTTTAGATTGGCAATTCCACCGGACGTATTTTCTTCCACGGCACCAGAAACAATGTCTCCAACCGCACTAGTTGTATTGGATTCTGCATTTTGGATGTCTCCTTGTATTCCTTGAACTTGATCCTGTATTGATGGTATACCGGTCTGGCCCATAGCCCCGCTTACCGCGTCACCGACTTGGTTTTTTAAATCACCAACCGCCTGATTCACCATATCTTCGGCAAGTGACTTTAATAATGCACCGGGATTTCCCGAGGACAGTGCAGAAATTATTGCAATCGCTCCACCTATCATTGCCATGTTTATTTTAAGACCCGGTGCAAATGGAGGCACTATGGTTGTATATTTTGTAATTTTTTCGGCAATAAACTTCGGTCCAGCACCAAGAAGAATACCAGCTTTATCTAAACCTGGAAAGCTTGGCATGCTTGGCAAATTCAGACTCGGAAGCGGCGGTAATGATGCTGCAAAATTTGGGAGAGATGTTGATAATCCCACCGTACCTGAGATACCAGACAGAGAAGTTGGACCCCCGAACGCAGACGATATACCACCAATCGTAGTTGGAGCCCCAAAGCTTGCAATAGCCCCCGAGAATGTTTTTGGAACTCCACCGATTGTTGAAGAAATTCCAGAAACAGATGCAATGGAAGATAAAGAAGAACCTGCTCCGATAGATATTGTGGGAGATTTTAACATCGACAAACCGGTGGGTGTAACGCTGTTTGTCATAGTCGATAGAGACGTTGGTGGACTGAAAGACACCGTTGGTGCAGAAAATAATGGAATGTCTGGCATATGTTAATCAACCCCCCCAGCAAGGAATACTCTACCACTCATGAGCGAACTCAATTGAGAACGAAGAGCAAGCAAACTGACCTGAGATGCTTGTAGAGATAGTAATTGTTCTGCCCACAAGACTGACGCGGGCGGTAATATAGGAAGTAGTGTTGGTCCCTTCGGTGTTTTATGAATATGCGTCTGTAGTGCGGTCAGTACTTGAATTTGTGTATTAACATTCAATAACATCCAATCGCACATTGAATACATCCATGCTACCGTGCTTCTTCCCAATAATGCTGGCTCATATGTTACACCGTGATTTCCCAAATATATCTTTGGAGAATTTATTGTGGCTGTTTTTAATGCGGTTAGCGTCATTCTATCCTGGCAAGATATGGAAATTGAATCGTCACTTGTCATTCCAATTTTTTTCTTGGAGAAGAAAAACATTTCATCCGATTTGGACGAAAACACCAACCGGTCGCTGTTTATTATAATTTGATCACCGTCAAGTTTTGGTAAACCAACCGGCGAGTATCCGCGTATTATTGCGTTCGTTGTGGTAGGTTTAAAATTTGATACAGTGTTTCCGGAAGTGACATGTATTGAAGAACCGTCCTCGTTGATGTTTTCCACCGTATACCCCTTGGCAGTAAATCCTTCTGGATTTTTTATGGGTGCTTGACGATTTCTGATTAAAATCATTGGATTACCACCACCGTCGGCGTAATCATCTTTTCCATTGTCATTCTTCCTAACATCATCATATGCTCCAAATCGTATAGAAGATCCAAATCTTGATTCTAGTATAGTATCTCCTCATATCTTTTTATAGTACGAATTTTTGGATTAAATTTAAAATAGTTTCCCAACACTCCTGTATAATCTTCTCCCCCGTCAAAATTCATCTTTGATATTGGACCGGTGTATGGTTCTCCGTAGTTATATTCATTTCTATTTTGATCTACCCAACCAGACACGCGTTCAGTTATAAAACTCGCATTGCTGTTTATAACAGATTTGACGTTCAATTTTCGCGAATAGAAATAACGCCCAGAGTATTTTCCAACAATCACCGTTTCATTCATCAATGGCCACTCAGTAATTCCGGTGTTTTCTATTGGATATGCCCAACCAAGTTGGTTTTTATATTTACCCCTTTCACTGTTCAAGAATCTACATTGTACTGCGCCAATTAGACCATAATCCTCCGTCCCAGCAACGGGTGCACTGCCATCTATGTTTGGAGGACAATCGTCAGCATCCAATTCATCTGTAAATGCCGGATGTTTATCATCTAGTATAACATCCAGCACCACGGCTTCTTCCAATTCATAAAAATAACTTGTGTCGGGTTTGCGTTCAATAACAAACCTTTTTGAAGCAAGCATGTCATCTTGTTTTATATTGAGGTCACTTCTGCGCTCTGTTTCTGTGTATGACATTATTTAGGTTCCGCTTTTGATTTTTCTGGAGACTTCATTGTTTTAGCGGTTTCTTCTATAGCCGACATGAGTTGCTTCTTTTCTTCCTCTGTCAATATTGTGCCACCACCTTCACCTTCTGGTCCAACCTTACCAGACATCAATCGTTGAATAATTGCGGCAAGTTTGATTAGTTGCTCATCATTGCGCACAGACACATCAAAATATTCCTTGAGCAACGGAACGATTGTAACGGCGTCATTAACGGTCTTGATCATGTCTTTTAGGTCGGTTATCAATATATCCAACTGATCTTTCTTTTGTTCCGAGTTATTTATAATATCTTTGCACAAAGAAGCAAAACTTTTTCCCTTGTAAATCTCAAACTCATATGTTTCCATGCCTATAAATAGTTATTGAGTGAGTATTTTCACGTTGGTTGTCAAGCATCAATACCAGTTATTTTTCCGGTGTTATAATATTCCTCTCGTATTTTACGCTGTGGCTCCATGAGCTTATTTATAACTTTTGTAATGTGTTGAGTTTGGCAGTCTG